GTGTCTTTACCGTCTGCCAGTAGTGGCGGTGGTGTAGGTGAGGCCATGATCGCACCCGCTAGGAGTGCTGCCATGATCACTCTGCCTCAATGATCGTCACGGTAGGCGATATTCGTACACGCCTCGAAATGACGGACTCGACCGATACACGGTCGATTCGTCGTTGCCCGCCGGGTGTGGTGATCGCTTCGAGCGCACCAGATGCGACGTAGCGGCGGATACTGTCACGGCTGACGCCGAGCATTTCGGCGGCCTTTCCGGGCTTAATGTATTCGGTCATGGTTTCCCCTTTCGGGTTAGACGTTAAACCGTCACGCGCGGTTTGCGCGGTAATGACTTTCGGCGTGTCTTACTTTTGATTAAAGATAGGTAGGGGAAACTTGCGCCGGCCCGTGACCGGGTGCACATCCGTGAAACTAACGTGAATGTGATCGAAGTGGCCCCACGATCCTTTCCGCCACGTCCAATATTGCTTGGAATAGGTGCCGCTCGCAATGTGGTCAGCGAACACAACGTATTTGATGCGCTCGGAACCGGGCTCACCTGATCGGGCGTATTCGATGATTTGGTCCGCTAATTCCTGGGCTACTTTGCGGGAGCGTGCCTTCTTGCCCGGGCCCAAAAGATCGGCGTCGACATCGAGCGCGTGGACCCATCCGCGAGAGTCCGGGTTGTGATCGCTTTTCCTAGCTGCATGGGCGCGGTCGCCGATCCATCCATCCGACGTTTTTTCGCGGGTTGGCCAGCGTTTGTTAATTTGCGCGCGGAGCGTTACCCCGGCGGCTACTAGGCGGGCCACTAGAACCGGTCCCCTGCGATGGGTTCGGGGCTGTCCGCAATGTCTGACGGTGCTGGGGTCATGTGGGTGATCGCGGTCACTGGTGCGACGATTCCGAGTAAGGCGGCGGCGAGCGCAAGCCATAGAGGGGCGGCTTCGCCCGAGATCACGTCATAACCGACTAGAACGGCCACAGCGGCGATTGTCACCGCGTAAAGGTACTTCCGAACCGGTCGAGACATTAGGCGTTCCATGGCGCTCCTAGCGGTCGTGGTTGTCGACGTGATTGTCTATGCGGTAGCGGACGTCCCGTAGGTCTTTTTCGATCCGGTTTACGGCGTCTTTCATGCTGTTGCCACCGTTCGGGCGGAACTCTCTAGACATAGCGGACTGGCCCCGGATGATCCACAGTAAGCCGGTAAGTAGTGCGCCGGCGATGATCACGACCGGTACTAGGTCGCCTAGGTTTGTGAACTCCATGCCACTAGCGGCCGGCGGCTTTGATTTTGGCTAGCGCGTGAGCGCGTGCCTTTTCGGTTTGTGAGGCCTCGGCCACGGGCTTAGCCTTTGCGGCCTTTTTTGCCGGTTTGATTTCTTCGAGCTCGACGTCTGGCTCGATTGTTGGCTCTGACATTATTCCTCCGTAGGTTCTGGTGCCGGTGGTGGCACGAATACGTCTAGCGATGGATCGTAAGTGAAACCGATCCCAGCGAAATAGCCTCGAAAACCGTTAACGGCCGCGTTGTAACTAGTCCTAATCCAATGCCCCGGAATGCCTATTTTGTTTATGTATTCCTGTATGGCTGCGTCATTTTCGTCGCCGCCTAGATCATCTGGTATGACGATAACGGCGGCTACTTGGTTGTCCGTGTCTATTTGGGCTGCGTGTGCCATTAGTTTGTCCTTACTCGAATTATGACTACGCCTGATCCGCCTGAGTTGTTTCCTGATCCGCCGCCGCCTGTGTTTGCTGCGCCTGCGGAGTTACTGCCGCCACCACCTGCGCCGCCAGCGCCGTTGCTGCCACCTGAAACCCCACCACCGCCGCCGGAATAGAATACGGTTGAGCCGGTAAGTGTGTTTGATAATCCGGCACCGCCTGCGCCACCGGCCAAACTTGCACCGTTTGCGCCGACTGCTGCTGCACCACCACCACCTCCACCGGCTGAATTTGCACCCCCAGCGAATCCTGTTCCACCTGCGTTACCTTGCCACGCTGCGATACTGACCGCGCCAGCGTTAGCTGATGATCCTTTTCCTCCGCCGCCCGAAGCACCGCGCGCAATAGTTGTTGCGTAGGTTTCCGGTCCTTGACCGCCACCGCCCCCTACGGTTGTCAGTAGATCGAATCGAGACGAGTTGCCTAGTGCCCCTGTGGTGTTTCCTGCGATGCTTGATCCGCCAGCGCCAATCGTGATCGTTAGGGTGGCCGCTGTCACAGTGTAACCGGTGTAAAGTGCGTATCCGCCGGCGCCTGAACCTCCGCCCTCACCGCCGCCGCTAGAGCCGCCGCCACCTCCGGCGACTACAAGCACGTCGACTTTTCCGGCTTTGTCAAAAGTTGCCGTCCCTGATGCCGTGTAGGTTTTGTATTTGTAGTCTATTCCGCCGCTGCTGTAAGTGCCGGTAGCCGCATCTGTGAAGTTAGCGTTACCGGCCCCGCTAAAAAGTTGCCAGACACTCCCCGTCCATACGCGGCCTAGGTTGTCGTCTGAATCGATCCACACTTGACCTACGGACGGGCTAGTAGGTGCGGCGGACTGGTATCGGGGTAGTTTCTCGTCGACCTTTTCCGCGAGATCCTCACCTAGCGCCGGATAGTTCGCCACTAAGTCGGACGCTTGCGGGTATGGTATCCCGTAAATCGGTGTACTGCCTGCCATGTTCTCGCCTTTCCTAGGCCGCGATCAGATCGCCGGCGTTGACTACGTTGTACCATTCGACGTCGGGATCAACGTCCCCCCAGATTAGCGCACCGTCTACCTCTGCCCATGTAACTGTCTGGTATGAGTAGCGCGGGTCGCTAATGCTGAAAGTAATGATGTGCTGGCCGGGTGTGTAGGTTTCGCCCCATCCCTCGACGATGCCTTGGAACTGGTTAAACGGTGCCGGCTCTGGCAGATTCGGGACTATGACCGTGGATCCGTTGACTAGGGCGAGCACGCGGTCCCTGTCCGTTGTGCCCAATAGGTCAACGTACACGGATATTTGGCCTAGGTTCCATAGCGGGTTAGCCTGGGCGATCAAGATAGCGCCGGCCCTAGCTTGCGCGTCGGAGTCGAACCTTAGCCGGGTGTCGAGTGTGTAGGACCGGCGTTCGTAAAGGGCTATCGATGCCGCGTCCTCTGATTGTTCTTCGCTTCCGCCCGTTGATCCGTAGGTAACGGTTACGTCATTTATGAGGGCTTCAAGGGTTTGTGTCCATGTCGGGGACCAGATGACCCCGGACGATGGGAACGTATAGGCGGCGATACTGGTCGGGAATGAGTCCCACGATTGCGAGTAGAACGCCCAATCTTGGGTGAGTGCTTGCCAAATTGCGCTAAACGCTGTCACGCCTCGATTGCCGTAGGCTTCGAACGCTATGAGCCCTTCGGGGGTGTCGAAATATGTTGCCCCGGTCCACTCCGCTAGTTCCTGTAATGCGTTGAGCACTGGTTGCGGTGTCATCTCGCTACTGTTAAGTGAGTGCAGCTCTAGGGTGCTGGACGCGGCGTTAATAAATGGCATGAGGCCGTCGTCGAGAATCTTTTCCGCCCGGACGCTTGCGGTTTCGTGGGGATAGGACGTGTCCGTAGTGGTCCGTAAACCTAGTTTGGCAAGATTGCCCATAGCAATGACCGTTGTCACGGCCGTGGGCGGATCCGTCGATAGGTGCGTGACAGTTAAATCCGATATTTCCCCATGGAACCGGTCGAAACCGTAGGCCTGTATTACTACCGGGTCAGACATTTGAGCGGTCACGCCGGATGTGCCCCGGATCGTGATTTGGGCGGTTGAGGCTTCGGGCTGACTAGTGACTCCGTTGCGGCCGTGTTGCACGCTGACTTGGTACTCGACGTCGGATAGGTCGAGGGCTACCCCGGCTATCTCGACAAGGGTAATTGGTGAGGTCATGCGAGCACCGGTTGTACGTTGCGCCCTGCGCGGTTGTCACTGTTCCGGATAAGCCGGGCAATGCTCTGCGAGGTCGCTTGTTCGACGGCGATCGCATTCTGGGCGGCTTCCCTTGCGCTTACTTCCGCTAGGGCTGCGGTTCTTGCCGCTGCGGCTGCCGTTAGCGCTTGGGCTACAGCTTCGGCTATTTCTTCCTTAATCCGGGCCCCGATCGGCTTGCCGATGTTTTTCCCGATTTGGCGCAGGGCGGCTTTTTCATCTTCGAGCGTCTGCCTTAAGCCGTCAATCGTGTTGATAGCTGCCATATCGCCGGCCTCGGTAAAGGGGTCGGCCATAGCGGTGGCAACGAGTGCGGCGCTGTCTACGGCCTGTTGCAGCTTCGCGGCCATAGTCGGGACTAGGCCTTGGTCTAGGAGTGCCTGCCCCCAGAC